CCTCTTTCTTCAAGGGTTAGATATAAAGATTGTTCTGTTTGTGGTGTTCCTAGAAAGGTAATTTTACCGTTAGGTTTTAAAATTGCATCAAATTCTTTAACAGCTTCACTTAATTTGTCTCTCATCGGTTGAGTAAAACTGTTATTTGGTACTTCCACATCATCAGCAATTACTTCATCTGCTCTACTACCAGCCATTTGTCCTAGAACACCCTGAGACTTTACAGAAGGGGCATGATCAGCAGATGCTGGCCCAACATCAAAACTTATCTTTGAGTTCCTCTGAGAGTCTTCTGGACGCAGTGGAGCTAATATTGGCATCTCATTGATAAGACGCATGGTGAATGTACTGAAGTTGTCTGCTCTATCTTTACTTGCAGAGACAACTAAGAATTTCAGTTGTGGATTCATCCGTAGTTTCCACACAACATAGGTAGAAGTTATCCAACTTTTACCTACACCTCTAAAGGCCTGTATGATCTTTCTACGAGGTCCGTATTGTAAATACTCAGCTATGTCTAATTGAACTGGTGTAGGGTCAGGTAGGTTGAGATGACGCCACGTTATGATTAGAAAGTATCTAAAGTCTTGTAGTTTTTCTGGTAAAGGTTGCATGTAGTGCTTAAGTGCTACAAGGTTATCTCTCAAGTGCAGGTATCACATCAAGGTCTGGAAGGTTTGACATAAGATCTTCCATAGGACTCTTCTCTGTGGGAATACATTCAATACCATTATCCTTAAGAAGTTGTCTTGCTACGTTCAGATCACCAGGTTT